CATCCTCTGGAGCTATGCCACAGATCGCCATCAGCGAGTAACGTCTGGCGTAAGTTAGTGCTGAGCCATAACCCTGAGCATCTTGCTTGCTTGCTGGCACATGCAACACGCCGCTTGTCATAGTTTGCCCTGACTCATGTACCAAAACTGTTTCAACGCTTACTCCTGACTCGCAGGGATGCGTTACCTGAACTAGTCCCAAACCATTGGCATTTAGCGCATCGATTACAGCCTCAACACACGCTGATAGATCGGCATAACGTGACCTAAAGTGTGGATTGGTGCTGGTCTTTAGAGCTGGTCCAAACTCTTTTTGTGCAGCGATAAACGCCTGAAATATGTGACTTTTTTCAAAAGTCTGATTCTTATCATTCATAGTCTTATTCTCCTTAATTTATTAACAGTTATTGTCTGAGTGAGCACCGTACCAATCGCAAAGTGCTCGGTTCGCTACTTCATCCCAGTCCGTAGCTTCGATTACGTGTACTTGAAGTTGATGGTAAATGCCCATTAGTTCAAAGCGATTAAGTTGGTTCATGTACTCTTGCAATGCTTCAGCGATTACCCGGCATGGCTTACCAGCTTCTAGCAACTCATTTAGCATCTTGCTTGCTTCATCATCACGATAGAAAAACTCCATCGCTTTCTCGGTTATCTTAGTCATGGTCTATCTCCTTATTTCGCAGAATAATTTCTACGGATAATGTACTGTAAACTAGGTATGTAAACATAACAACTAATAATCAATGGATTTGAAAATAGTTGTCAGATTATTTTTCATACCTAGTCGGTGCTACTTGCGTTTCTTAGGTATTAGGACCACATCACTATCCTCAGTTACTTGCTCGGCTACATAGTCAACCGATTGAGTAAACGAACGGTCGCAACCATACCGTACAGTCTCGCAAGTTAATGTGTGAATCGACCTATCGATACCTACAAGAATTACGGCTATTGTTACGGGTACTCCAAGGATGGTTGAGGTCGTCAAAAACCAGGTTAAAGCCTTACTCAGCATGTGTCGGTACCTCCTTGGCGCTAGTAGCTATCAAACCACGGCTAAGACGTTCCCAGACAGAGTAACTTGCTTGCGCTTTCCTTGTGCTCCAATAGGGTGTCTCTTGGTTCCTGTGCTGCGTCTTAGCTTGTGCAATTAAGGCAGATTGACCATCGTTATATGCTCTTATTCCTTGCTCAGTACCAACCAACATCACGTCAGGTAACAAAACGCCGCATCCCGAGCAAAGGCATACCGTTACGCCTAAAACTATCGTTCTCATATATCTCCAAAGGTTTAAGCTAGTCTCACAACCCTAGCGGGTAAGCGTCACTTACCTAACGAGCCGCTACGCATAGCGACTCAAAGGGAAGTCACGGGTATGGGAACAGGATAGGTGGTCGCAATGGCGCTCCCCATGCGTTATTGGGTACAACGCTAGTTACTGTCAGATTGCTCGTAGCGCCACGAATACCAAGGTACTGCTGTATGTAGTTGGGCTGAGTCGTCTGGGTAGTCACAACGCTATAACCTGTCCCGTATGAGTTTGGCGGTATCAGGTTACGAGGGTATGCAGGAACCACTGGCATCACTGGCACAATAGGAACGGGCTGTTGTGGTGCGTAGTATGGCTGGTTCTCTGCTAGCACCTCACGCATTAATTCGCTGTAAGATTGAGCACTGGCAAACGTGGGTGCCGTTGCAAGTATTGTGCACAAAAAGAGGTGAATACTTGTTGTCATATTAAAAACTCCAAAAAACTACGAGGATAAGATACCAGGTGCCGAATAGCACTAGGCACACTGCAAGCTGTCCAAGGTGTTCGATGATTGTCATGGTCCTAGTCTCCTTATGTTATTGGTCAACACTTTTTATTTCGTATTTCTTGGCAATGGCGCGCAATGCAGCATCACACGTTCCACCATCAAAAGTCCCTGGACCGTTTAACAGACGTATCAAGCCATTGATAATGTCTCCAACCGATTCACCTAATATGTAGTCATTGCCAATAGGATAACCTTCTCCAACAGCACTAACTCCAGCACAATAGTGCTCTATGCCTTCAATCATCATACGCAAACCCTTCTCGATATCCGTAGCATCATTTAGAAGGGCTTGCTGGTTCATAATTGCTATAGATCCGTGAGGCATCGATTTAATCCTCAGCACATCATAGTACCTACGAATCATAGTGTTTTGATTCTTTTTGTTGAGTATCTTTTGGATCCGTTCTTCATTTGTTTCTATATATTTCATGGTCCTAGTCTCCTTATAAATCCGAGTCAGTATCATAAAGGCTCAGTGTTGCTTCTTCTGCTTCTGCCTCATCTGGGTCCATTGCTAAATCCTCGTAAATATTCAACCGCTGCTCACAACACTCGCAGTAAATCGAAGCATCTGTTTCTGCCAGACACAAAACCTTGTACTCTTTAGTGTAACCGCTTCTTAGGTCACTAATCAGCTCATGCACACTATGCTGGGCACAATCAGAACAAATGCATGTTCCATGTGACGTTACGAGCACCATCGGATATATCGATGGTTTAAGAACTACTCTTATTGCATTTCTATTGTCATTTTTCATGGTCCTAGTCTCCTTATGCGTTACTCTTTACCCTCAAAGTCGTGATGCTCAGATACAAAAAAGATGTCTCCGTCTTCCCAAACATACCAACGTGTACCGTCAACCATAACCTCAAAGTCTCTTACGAATCGTTCCCAAGTGTCTAAATGATGCTCATGTTTTGGGTTTTGCATTATCAGCTCCTCGTCAGCATCGAGTCGGTCTATGAATTGAGGGTACAGCTCAAAGAAACGCTTTGCAGCGTAAATGCCGTGTGAACCATCAACTGCTAATTGTATTGTGTCGTTTGTCATGTCTTAGTCTCCTTACACCAACCCTTTGACTACTTCAGCTTCTGGGTATTGCTCCTTCAGCTTCTTAACCGCTTCTTTGACCTCTTTGCTGTTCTTGTTTGCTGCCTTCCCTAGCATTGCATCACCAAACCTTATCTGCTTGACCATGTAATCTTTGCCACTGTCATAAGTGTAAGTCACACCTCCTCTAACCTCGTCAGACAGCGTTGACTCAATAACCTCAACACCAAAAACACGTTTTGAGTTAAACAGCTTGATTGGTCGAATAAACAGCTTCTTATATTCATTGGTTGTCATGGTCCTAGTCTCCTTATTCTTTGACTTCTAAATGTTTTCTAACTTCCAAATCCCAGTGACCTCCTTCATCCTAAGACCAGCGCGCTACGTGTCCAGACTCAAGCACGATACGCCTAGCCTCCGAAACTTGCTCGATTGGATATTTTGAATAATTGTTACGATGCATTATTAGCAGCGATATTGCTCGATCTAAGCTCATTGTTGTCTGTTCTGGTGTCATAGTCTTAGTCTCCTTCGATCATCTTAGATAGCACTTGCTTTGCAAGCTGCGAGATAAGGTTGATGTTTGCTTGTGATAGCTGCAGCAGCTCGTCCTTACTCAGTAACCGCATGTTCTTCCGCAACTGCCGAGTGTTGACAGTTTGCTTTGTCAATGTGGCGTATTCAGACCGCCAACGCTCAAGTTCTGCTTCTGTGATTCGATTAATCATAGTCTTAGTCTCCTTGCTTAGTAGTCGTATCCGAAGCGTATTGTAACTACGTACCCAGTAGAATGCTGATTCACACCATCGATTCGAGTGTAAGCACCAGTGCTCTCATTCCAGTCTATCGGGTAGTAGCTCGTTGCAACGTCAATAGCGTCATCCTCATGGTCGCAATACGGCACAAAGACATCCACAACTCTCGTGCAATCGTTGAGCTTGGTTACAGTCGTTGAACAGTTAGGAATCACTTTGGTTATCATAAGTTTCCTTCGTAAACTTTACTTTAGTCAGTCTCCCAGTTGGTAAGCTCAATCGCTTAACCGTGATTTATGTTTACATATATGATGACATAGTGCAACTAGAAAGATGCACTTTTTTTATTAGGCTTATCCTGCAACGATTACAGCTACTTAGAAGATAGTTGAAAGAAAGTGAAGAAACTTTTGAATAAATTGAGGGTCTGTTTCGTCTTAGTAACAAAATAGTAGTGAGGTAAACGCTACTCAGTTGCATGTAAGGATTAACTGGCTATTGATACTTAGTTGCACTACTGTGGAATAGTGGACACTCAATCTTACACCATGACTAGGGCTAAGATACCTCTCACAGCTCGCAGATTGCGCCAGGAGCGAAAAGAATGCGGTCAGCTATATAGACTGATACGTGCAAAGCTAGGCTTAACACAGGTCGCTATGGGAGCTTTAATAGGCTGTTCAAGGGATTCAATAGTTAGCCGTGAGCAATCAAAGAAGCTTTACACGATAAGCGAACTACTTACGCTGAAAGAAGTTGCAGGAATGGACGACGTTGAATGGTGTGAGCTATTAAGAGAGATAGCTAAGTAGTTGATATCATTATAGATACATAGGTATGTACCTGATATGATTAGACATATCCTAGTTTACGAGAACCAAAAAACTAGTAAGCATCGACCCTCCCTCCGAGCGCCGAAAGAAAGTTCTCTTTTCGTTTTCCTGTTTTGGTTTCTATCTTCGCTCAGACCGTCTGCGCTCGTGGATAGGATTCCAGATTTGGATTTTGATTTGAAAACATGTGGCGCTGGAGCAAGCGCCGTATCCTATCTCCCACTAAAAAATCCCGTTTCTTTAACCCAACCATCGTTCTACCCATGAGCAACAAAACTGATTCTGAAAGCGATTTGAAACCAGCCGTCGATTCTAGCGAATCTGAAACTGTAAAAATTGGCGAAGTTTTGCCTAAGCCTGTAGTAGTTCAACCACCTCGTAGGAAGGACTACAGCAATCAGCGGTATGAGAAGGATGCTGAGACGAGTGCGATGGTTACTAGGCTTGCTAAGTTGGGATTGAGTAAGAGTGCTGTAGCTATAGCTAGTAGGTTGAGTCCGCAGGAACTGACTAAGTGGTATGGCGAGGAGTATGCGGCTGGACAGGCTGGTATGCAGGAGGTTGTTGCTAGAGGGTTGATGGAACAGGCTATGGCGGGTAACCCGCAGGTCTTGATGTATTTGGGTAAGAGTAAGTTAGGTTGGACTGAGGCTAATACGGTTGAGCACGTTGGAACTATAAACGCTGTTGTGTCAGCCAAGCCATTGTCACGAGAAGAATTTGAAAAAAGATATTTAAATTCTGATACGGAATCTGAAGAAGAGTTGTAGAGTAGTAGAGCCCGTGGTCACGTACTGACAACCTTTTTACGGTTTCGAGTTGTGATACGTGTTTGCTGATTAGCCGAATACGAACCGTGGTAGGCATTGGACACATGGGCAACTTGACTATAAACATTTTGTGAGACTCCGTGGCTAAGCGTAAATCTCCTATTAGAGTAGCTGTTCTATACTATTATCGTTGTCCCAAGTGCGACCATGTAAGTGCGTATGCGAGTTACAATGATTGGTTGAGTTGTGGGTATAGGCGTTGTGGCGTGAGGTTTATACGGTTTGGTAATACGATTACGAAGGATGAGTACAATCGTATTTGGGGATGAGTAATGAATAAGACACCTGAGCAGGATAAGGGTTGCAAAGCAAGCCAGATGGCAGTCGATTGGTATGTTCGATTGCTAAGGGAAGAACCAGCAGTTGCAATAAAAGAAGCGTATCAAGCTGGCTACCAAGCCGCAAAGGATCAGCTTGCTGACACCGGCAAGGTGATGAACTCTTCGAATAATTCAAACGGTTGGATCAGCGTTCATGATCGGCTGCCGGAAGAGAATGAGCTGTGCATCGTCAATACTGAATGGCGTGGAGTAGTACCTGCTACTTATGGCAACGAGTCGTGGATATTTGATGAAGGGCAAGGTTGGTCGGAAAAACCTTTAAGCTATGCGTCACACTGGATGCCGCTACCCGAAGCGCCGAAGGATAAGTAATGGGTATTGAACACCGCATGAAGGACGATGAAGAGGATAACTTCTGGAAGTGTCCTCATTGTGGTGCTGTTGAGGAGTTTGATTTGGATATGCCTAAGAGTCGTGAGATTGAATGTAGTGAGTGTGAAGATAAGTCAGCACCGCATGAGTGCTTGGCTACGTGGGAAGATTTCTGGGTTTATTGCCAGAGCTTGAAGGATATATAGGTGGATGAAGTAACCGAACGCATCGTTTGGAGTCCTCAACCTGGACCACAGGAGATGCTGGTTGCTTGTCCAATAACGCTTATAGGCTACGGTGGCGCTCGTGGTGGCGGTAAAACGGACGGGGTGTTGGGTAAGTTTGCCGTCAATCAAGAGCAACTTGGTGAGAACTTCAACGCTATATTTTTCCGTAAAGAACTGCCACAAGCAGATGACTTGATAGAGCGAGCCAAGCAGATTTATCTACCGCTTAGAGCGCATTGGCAGGACCAGAAGAAGCAGTTCACGTTTCCTAATGGCGCACGGTTACGGTTTAGACCATTAGCTGATGACGCTGATGCTGAGAAGTACCAAGGGCAAAACCTTAGCCATGCAGCGATTGAGGAGGCTGGTAACTTTGCCAATCCTAGCCCAATCTTTAAGCTATTTGGTGCTTTGCGAGGTAGAGGCGGTGGGCAGGTTATATTGACGTTTAACCCTGGTGGTGTAGGTCATCATTGGCTTAAAGAGTTGTTTATCAAGCCAGCACCGAACGGTAAGAAGATACTTACCAAAGAGCTACCTAACGGCTCATCGTTTGATTACATCTACATTCCCAGCCGTATAGCTGATAACCAGATACTATTAGCGCAAGACCCTGAGTATATTAACCGTTTGCACATGGTTGGTAGTCCAGAACTGGTGCGAGCATGGCTAGAAGGAGACTTTGAGATTCATGAAGGTTCATACTTTCCAGAGTTTAGTTCACGACACATTATCCAGCCTTTTAACATTCCTAAGCACTGGGCTCGCTACCTTGGTTATGATTGGGGTTTTCGTAGTCCTTTTGCCGCTGTCTGGGGTGCTGTTAGTTCTGGAAGGGATGATAGAGGCAATGAGGTTCCATACCCGAAAGGAGCAATCGTCATATACCGTGAAATGCACGGAAAGGGTATCGACAACATCCAACAGGCGGAGCGTATTGCTTCAGTATCCATCGGGGAAAACGTCCACGCTGCTGCCGATCCATCCATATTTAACAACCAAGGTGGACCAAGCATCGCCGACCAATTCCACACAGTGTTTGCCAAATACAAGCATCCGAACTTCAGGCAAGCCGATAATGACCGTTTATCAGGGTGGTCGCAGATAAGACAACGGTTGGTTGCAAAGCCAGCACTGTTGTATATTACCACCAACTGTCCAGGACTATTAGAAGCTCTGCCAAGTCTAGCGATTGATAAGCGGCGACCAGAGGACGTTGACACAGAAGGAAACGACCATCTGCCTGACGCACTACGCTACCTTTGCAAAGAGAGGCTGATTGATAGTAAGTGGGAACAGCCAGCGGAAGTATTCAACAAAGGTGTGATTAAGCTACAAGCGTATATAGCACAAATGCGGTCACAAAGAGGTAGAGCTACAATATGAAGATTAAGCCATTAGTTGAACGGTTCTCCTCTACTTATTGGAAAACAGAGATTACTCGTGCAGAGGAGCGTTCCAAGAAGTTCATTGAAATGGCTGAAGAATCCATCCGTGTTTACAACGCACAAAAGCAGGTGGGGATTCTAAATGATACAGAGCGACGACTTAATGTGTGGTGGTATTGTGTTAATACTCTCCTACCTGCTTATTATTCTTCCACGCCAAAAGCAGAAGTAAGCCTTCGTAAACGTACTGGTGGCACTCTTGAGGAGTTGTCCGCTGTTATCCTTGAGCGCAATATCCAGTACCTCATGGACTGCGAGTTTCCATTCGACAACGTAGGATATAACTCTGCCTTGCAGTTCCTTCTTACTGGTCGTGCCGTTCTTTGGGCTCGATATGAGGCTGAAATAGAAGAAGAAGAGATGGAGATTGCGTTGTTCCCTGCTGGCGATGGAACGCTAGTAGATGACCAAGGACAACCATTTACTCAAGAGATTATCAGCCAGCGTGAAGGTCCAGGCGGTCTGATTCTTGCTAAGGTTAAGATTGAGAAGAAAGAAAGCGATGATGCTTGCCTAGACGTTGTTCAGTACAATGACTACTTCTGCTCAGATGCTAGAAACGAAACTGAAGTAGAGTGGCGTGCTCGTCGTGCGTATCTTACACGACCACAAGCAGAAGAACTATTCGGCGTAGAAGTTGCCGACAAAATGCACTTTGACTCGTTTCCAGATAAGGCAACCAAAGATTGGAACAAAGACTCTGACAAGTACGAAGGTAAAGCAGAAGTATACGAGATTTGGTGCGAAGAGACTGAGAAGGTTTATTGGGGTCACAAGTCGGCTGAGAAGTTCATCATTCACGAGTCAGAGCCACCTATCGATTTTGAAGGTTTCTATCCTTGTTCCGTAATTGCTCAGAGTGCTGATCCTGATTCTGTTATTCCAGTATCAGATTATGCTCATGTAAAAGACCAAATCTTAGAGATTGAGCGTCTCACAACTCGTATTCACGCAGTCACACAAACCATTCGCACTAATGCGCTCTATGATGCTTCACTTGGATTGCAAGTTGAGCAGCTCATGATTGGCGATTTGAAGATGGTTCCTGTAATGAATTGGCCCAGTTACAAGTCTCGTGGTGGCTTGCAATCTGGCGTTGAGTTCATGGATATAGCGCCATACGTTAATGCTTTGCAGCAGCTTCAAGCAGCACGGCAATCAGCGTTGCAGCAGCTTTATGAAACACTAAAAGTATCTGACCTGCTTCGTGGGACAAGCGAGCAATACAAATCTGCTACGGCTAATCGCTTAGAGTCTCAGTGGTCATCGCTTGGGCTTGTCGTGCGTCAGAACATGTTCTGTAAGTTCATATCTGATGCTATCGCTAAACTCGGAACTATTATCTGTGAGCAGTTTGATCCAGAGACAATCTTCGATGTTGGCGATGCTGATAGGATGATTGAGGCTGTATTGCCGCCAATGCCTGAACTTCCTCCACCAGCTCCAATGCCAGAGATGGGTCAAGAAGGTATGCCACCTGATGAGTCAAGTATGGCACCAATGGCTCCACCACCGCCTCCACCTATGCCAATTGGTCCAACGCCAGAGCAGCAAATTGCTATGGTTAAAGACCAAATTCTTGGCTTCTTACGAGATGATGACAAGGTAAACTACAGAATCAAGATTGCATCTGATTCGATGGTAGCGATTGACCAAGCTCAAGAGCAGCAAGAAGGAGCACAGCTCATGTCTACCGCTGGTGAGTTTTTCAACCAGATGCGGTCGCTTATTGAGCAGTATCCACCACTTCTCGGATTCAGCATCGAGCTATTTCAGAACGTAATCAAGCGATTCAAGTCTGGTAAAGAGCTTGATGGTATCTTTACCAAAGCACTCAACCAGATTGGTGAGATTGCTAAGGCTAAAGAGGAAGCAGCTAAACAACCGCCACCTCCAGATCCTGTCATGCAGGAAATGCAAGCTCGTATGCAGATTGCTCAGATGGAAGCTCAGGCACGAATCCAAGCAACTCAGATCCAAGCTCAGGATGGTCATGAAAAGAATATACTTGCGGCACAAGAGCAGCAGATGAAGATGCAACGTGAGCAACTTGCTGGCAATATTCAGTTACAGAAAGCACAGCTTGAACAATATGTGGCAGAGCAAGAGTTGGCATTGAAGCAACAAGAGTTGCAGATAAAAGCTAACTCGGTTCAGGTTGATATGCTTAAAGTTCAGGCTATGAATCAAAACGATGGTATCAAGAATGAAATAACAGCAGAAAATAATAGATTGCAAGGATTGCTTGAAGTTCAGAAGTTGGAAGCGCAACAGACACAATTCCGACTTGCTCAACAGGAAAAACTTATAGAAGAACGACGATTGCAGCAGGAACAGCAGCTCGAACAAATCCGCATGACAATGGATAACATAAAAAATGTTGCACAAAATTCCTCATTGGCACAAATTGCACCACAACAACAATCAAAGAAGAAAAAACGAGGCACAATCATCACAGATGACTTAGGTAATCCTGTTGGTATTGAAATCACAGAAGAACCTGAGAAACGAGTCGGCAAACTTATCACTGATGAAACAGGAAATGTCTTAGGTATGGAGATGGATTAACATGGCAAACGCACTATATCCAAAGTTTAAAGAAAAGATTCTTAACCCAGGAACACTCGGACCTACATCGGGAACCGCTGTTGACCTTATCGATGACACAATAAAGATAGCTCTGATTGATACTGGTGTTTACACCTATAACTCAGCCAATGAATATTGGAGTTCGGCTTCAGCAGCGTTGGTTGGAACAGCAGCTACCCTTGCTTCTAAAACCGTTACAAGTGGCACGTTTGATGCAGCAGACGTAACCTACACTTCTGTTACAGGAAGTAGCGTAGAGGCTCTAATAATATTTAAAGATACCGGCACAGCAGCCACCAGCCCTCTTGTTGCTTACATCGATGTAGTAGCAAGTGGACTGCCGGTAACTCCTAACGGCGGTAATATCACCGTAACCTTTAACGCTTCAGGCATATTCTCACTGTAACAATATGGATTTCACACCACTTTGCGACGAGTTAAAAAAGCCAGAATATCAGGACAAGACTGATCAAGAAGCGGCTGACTTAATTAACGCTAAAACTGAAGTTATACGAAAACCTGTCGATTGCGGCGCTTTAAAAGCATACGCAATCAAGCAAGGGTTTTATGCAGTCATTGAAGAAAACTGCACATCATCAGACGTTGGCAAAAGACATTTATGCTTGAACATTAAAGCATGGATTGATGACATCGGTAATAGACTCATGACTGTCAACATGGATGATCCAGTAACCATGGATATGATGGTTGGTTTAGTTGCTTACGATATTGTTGACGCAGTAGATGCTGATGCTATGTCAGTTATGGGAAGTGTTACAATGAAATGGGTCGATTTAAATGGCTATGGAGAACTAGGCATAGGCTTGGTACAGGCTGCAAGGAGAATCAATGGCTGACGTAAAATTTAGCTATCCATCATCATCAACAGCAACAATCACTCTAACGAGCTTGGCAAGCGATACTAACTTGCTTGCTGGTAGACAATCAGATGCCATTGATAACACAACCAATAAATACCTTGATTATATTTTAGCTGGAAAAGTAAAAGTTAATACAACGGTAGCTCCTACATCTGGACGAGCCATTCAGGTTTTTGTTGTAGCAATCGCAGACGGTACAACCTATCCTGATCAGTTTACTGGATTGGATGCTAATCGTAGTTTGACGTCAGCTAATCATAAAAACTCACTCTGCCGTTTTGCAGCAGAGATGGTTATCGACGCAACTACTGGTCAAACTTATTGGTTTTCAGGAGTGTCCGTTGCAGCAATTTTTGGCGGCGTATTGCCAACCAAATTTGTTGTATGGGTAGTTCAAAATACCGCACAAACATTGTCTAGCACAGCAGCCGATCACGCAATTTACATACAGCCTGTATTCCAAACGGTAGTGTAATATGTCTCGGCGACCGCCGCAGAATGGTTTGTTTTGTTGGTGGTTACCTAATGCGGGACCAACTGGGTCACAACAATTAGTAGACCGTTCCAACAATGAAAACCATGGAACACTAAACGGTGTTACTCCATCGACCGATTGGGTTGTTGATGGTGGTTGGGCACTCAACTTTGATGCAACCAATAATTACGTTGTAAGTAATAATAACGTTACATTTCAAAGTTCCGTCGCTGCTAGATCGTTTTCATTTTCAGGATGGATAAAAACAGCGACCGCTGGATTCGGTTCTGTTTTTGGTGCTGGTATTACCACAGCAAACGACCCGTCAATGTTTTTGCGGGCTGATGCAACTAACAACACTTTGTTGCAATGGTTTGTTCGTAACGCCGCAGGTACAGTAAATTTCTCTGTAACTTCAACATCTGCTGTAAACACCGACAAGTGGATTCATGTCGCTGCCATTATGGGTGGCAACGGTTCAGTAGGTGCTCGCCTTTACATCAATGGCGTAGAGGAAGGTGCACAAGCTACATACTCAGGTGGTACTGCTTCTACTTGGGATCGTTTCGGAATTGGAGCAACGATACGTTTAGCAATAGGCACCTATTTTAGTGGTTGCATGGATGACGTTCGGTTGTTCAGTCGTCCTTTGACAGCAAGTGAAGTACGTTCTCTTTATCTCTGTGGCAGAGGTGCAGGATTTCGAGAAGGTTTACCACTAAAGTATTCTCTTGCGGTTGCTCAAGACATATCCCTTAATTTGCTGGATAATCCAGCCACTTTTCACAATGCCACTATCAGCAGTTCCAATGATATTGCTTGCGATGCTATCCCAAGCGGTACCACATTTCACAATGCGACAATCACAACAAGTGCTGACATTACCCTCAATGCAATTCCTAGCACTACCACTTTCCACTTAGCGACCATTTCTCTTGGCGACACTATTTCCCTTTTGCCAATAGGTCCCGATACAACTTTTTATCCTCCTGTAGTATCATACGAAAGCACAGATACCTCTGATATTTTAACGAAGCCAGCTCGTAAACGGCGACGCAAACAAGATGAGATTGACGAAGAAAACGTAGCAGCACAGCTGTTGCAGGAACGACAACTAAAAGGCATTAAGCCACAGCAAACAAAACAACCGTTCAATATTAAGATTGAACTGGAAAAAGAAGCGGACAAACCATTAGAGGCAGAAGTAGAAGTTTTACCGGAAATGTCCGATGAGGAGCGACAGCAAATATTGCAAGCAGTCGAATCGTATCAGACAAATCTTCGCAAGAACAAACAGCTTAGAGCTTTACTGATGCTCGCTACAATGGATGAATTATGAAATACAAACTATTTCAGTATTGCCACAAACAACAGAAAGTCGTGCCAATCGAAGAAGTGCACAAAGAATATCAATCTCACGCACGAGACTTGTTTATACAAGATGAGATGGAACCAACTCGGAACCCTCTTAATCCTAAAGAAGTTTATACAAGCAAAAGCAAATTACGAGCCGCTTATCGTGCGGCTGGTGCAGTTGAGGTTGGGACTGAATTTGAGCGTGGATACAATCCTGAACGTGATGCTGAATCACGAGAACGCAAGATTGTGTCCAATTTTATGAGACAGGTAAAGGAGAGACTAAATGGATAATGTAGAAACAAATACAGAAGAAGTGCAGGATTTGACGCCTGAAGATACTGAGGTAGTTGCTGACCATGAAGAAGAAAAGATTAGTATTCGGCAAGCTCTTTCTAAGCAATTTAAGAAGGAAGATGACGCTGTTGTTAGCGATGCGCCAGAGCATAATAACCCTGAGACTGAAGAAGTTCAGGAGGAAGTTCAGGCGGTAGAACAACCGCAGGTTGAGCGCATTCCAGTAGTTCCACCAGCTGATATGAATAAGGCTGAAAAAGAGGCGTTTCTTAACCCTACTCCTGCCAATGCTCATATCCTACAGCAGTACATGAATCGTAGAGCATACGAACTTAGAAGCGACCATCAGCGTCACATGGTCGAGATTGAGCAGATGAAGAATCAAACATCTTCCGTGCTTGATACGATTAAGCAATATGAGGCTGATTACGCAAAGCAGGGTATTTCGCTTGGCGATATAGCTAAACGCTCCATTGCTTGGGACCAAGCTATGAAAGCTGACCCTGTTCAAACAGCGTTAGAATGGCTGGACTCTTACGGTCTTAGTATTGAGGATTTGACGCAACAGCAGCAACAGGCATTGCAGCAGGGATACCAACAGCCACAGCAAAATTATCTCACCAGAGAGGAAGCTGAACGTATAGCCGATGAGAAGTTTCAGGCATACCAACAGCAGCAACAACAATCTGCCGTTGCCTACTATAATGAACGGGTTGTAGAATCCTTCATGTCAGCTAAACCTCTGTTTAGAGATCCAGAAACAGCTTCGCAGTTAGAAGCTGAGATGGCTCCAATCGTGAGTGCGCTAACAAGTACAGGTAAGTATGGCTCTCCAGAGGAGATACTAGAAACTGCCTATAACTATGTAGTAGCTGGCAACCCAACCTTTTCCAGTCTCAATCAAGCTATGACTGCAAAGGCGGTGATGAATCAGAATCAGGCGGTAGTCCAAAAGGCTAAATCCGCTTCTCGCTCAATCTCGGGCTCCGCAGGTAGTGGGACTCCGAGAGTAGTATCAAAAGATTTACGGGATAACTTGCGCCGCCGATTTGGTGGCGATTAGCGCAAGCCTAGTTGTCCTGTAAGTAAAACTTTAAGGACAACAAAATGGCAAATCTTGAGGAAGCAATCGTAGCGACCTTGTTTGACCAGTCTGATGCAATCGCTGATGAGGTACTTCACCATAATCCGCTTTTGAAGTCGCTGGATGATCAAGGTCTTATCCGTAAATTTTCTGGTGGATATGAACTCCGTAAGCCAATCATGTACAATGATGCAGCTGTAGGTGGATTCTACGCTGGATTTTCTTCATTCAACCTCGATGCAATCGATGATGCAACTGCTTTCCGCTTCGCTATCAAGCAAGCATACGAGCCAGTAGCTATCAGCGGTCGTGATCGTCGTGCTAACCGTGACCAAGCTATGTTGCTTGATCTCGCTGAGATGAAGATGAAAGCAGCTATCAGCCGTCTCAAGAATACTGTTTCTACCTCGCTTCGTGGCGATGGAACTGGAAGCGGAGGACTTGAGTTTGATGGTATCAAGAAGGCAGTTTCGACTTCGCCATCTTCTGGAACTTATGGTCAGATCGACCGTACTAGCAACACTTGGGCACGTAACCTTGCGGTAAACGTAACCCTTAGTGCTTCTAATGTACAAGAGCAGGTATCAGACGCTATTTCTCAAATCACTCGTGGTGATGAAACTCCTGACCTTGCTCTCTGTGATCGTACTGCTTGGAAGTTCCTCCACAGCTCTCTCACAGCTATTCAGCGTATTCAGCTTCCTGCAAAGAAAGCTACCGCTGGATTCCGTGCATTGAGCTATGACGGATGTGATTTCGTATTCGATGGTGGATACGGATCGTCAGTGCTTGAGACAAACTCTGTACGACTTCTCAATACTAAGTATTGGTCGTTTGACATGGTTCGTGGCGCAGATTTCAAGCCGCTTGCTCCTGAGATGAATCGTCCTGTTGACCAGGATGCTTTCTTCACAGTGATCATTGTGGAAGGAAACCTCTGCTGTTCAGCTCCTGCACTTCAGGCTGTTATTTACGCTTAAAGAATAGGAGGAACTTAAAATGGCACGTTCAGGATCTTTCGGAGTTAATTACAAGAAGTCGATTCCTTCGTCTCCTGCAATTCAGGAGTACAAGCTCGGTGACCTTGGTTCTGATCCAGATGGTGAGTGGGTATACGTTCAGGCTTCGGCTACCGTTGCTCAATACGCATTTGTGGCAATCGCTAAGGATAACACTGTAGCTGAATTGACAACTACAACTGCTGGTTCTAACAGCCTTCAAGTTGGTGTAGCGCAGTATGCGTTTGCATCAGGCGAGCAAGGCTGGGTATGGATTGGTGGAGCAATGGGTGGTGGAGTTGGTAAAGGTATCAAAGGTAAGATTGCTGCTTCGTATGTTGCAGAAGCTAACCTTAATACTACTGCTACTGCTGGTGTGGCTGATGATGCTTCTACGACTCTTATCAAGAACGTAGTTGGTTTGACGCTTACCACAACGGCTGCTGCTGTTGAGCTTCGCTCAAACGGCTACCTCTCGGTGAACTAACCAATTAGCGGCTGGCTTGTATAGCAGCCGCACTTTATAAGGAGTTTTATGGCTCTTGTAACCGATCTAATTGGTTTGGGAATGGCACCAGAGCAAGCTGCTAAACTTGGGTCGCCTACTATTGATGCACTTCCAGCAGAGCCTGTTTCGGCTGCTGTAACTGCTGCTGGTACGACGATTTCAGATGCTACGTTGTTGACTGGTCAGGTTAATAACGTATCAACTGCTGCTGCAAGCACAGGTGTTAAACTCAATCCAAATACACCACTTGGAATTACTGTGACTGTTAGAAATGGTGGAGCGAACGATTTAAAGCTCTATCCTCCTACATCTTCTGACGCAATTAATGGTGGTTCCGCAGGTGCGGCAATTACTCTCACTACATTGAACAAGCAGATTGCATCATGCAGTCGTGTTAGTTCAACCTTGTGGGTTGTGACTGTAGCTACTGGTACTTAGTTAATGGGGCTGCTTGTATAGAGCCCCAAATTTTATTGGTGAGATATGACTATTTATTCTGGCGCTCTTGTTACTACTACTCCGACAATCGCCACAGCTACTAGCACAACTATTCTCGCAGCTAATCCAAATCGTAAGCTATTGATTATTCAAAATAATTCAGCAGCTAACGTAGCTATTGGATTGAATGGCGAAACGCTTACAGGTATTGCTCCAACCAGCACTAATAAGTGCTATGTGCTTCCATCTACGGCTGGTGCAAATACGCTTGTATTGAAAGACATGTCACTTCCATCTGGCGTTATAACGGCGTACCAGACAAGCGGTGCCAGTATCAATACGGTCGTCGTTATAGAAGGTTAGTGCTATAAGTTATGTACGCATAGTGCGTATTTAACTTAGGAGAACTATGGCACAAATAGACTGGAACAATTTAATGAACGGACAAATGCAGCCTCGGAAGCGATTCCATGGCGCTAATGTTCGTTTCTTTAATGCGTACAATGAGAACAAGGAAAAGTCACTTGCCGCTGGACGAGCAATCTTTGATGAGATTCCTTCTATCTCTATTCAATACCCAGGCGGTGATGAAACTGTCCGTAAGATTGAGCCACAAGACGTAGCTGATTACCCAGAATTATATGCCGCATTTAAGGCTGGTAGCGAGGTTGTAGTAAGCGGAACGCCACTTGCTGAGTGGACATTGATGAACGGTTCTACGCTTCGTGAGTTACAACATCTTGGATTCAAGACTGTTGAACAGCTTGCAGAAGCTAACGATGAGATTAAGCGACGTCTTGGACCAACTGGACGATTTATCAAAATGGCTAAGGATTGGCTGGAAGCAGCTAATTCGACTCAGTTCAACGTAGTTGCTCTTAAACAGCAGCTTGAGCGTGAGCAAAAGAGAACAGCTAAATTAGAAGAACAGGTAGAGTTGTTACTGCAACGAGTAGAAGGTAACGAGGGCACTGACCTTCGTTCACGTCGAAAGGAGGTGATCCGTTCTATCGAGGTTGATGAGTCGGTTGAAGAAGGTAGCCAAGATGAGTTTGAGGAAGAAGTAGTTTCTGAAGCTCCAAAGCGTAGAGGACGACCAAGAAAAGTATGAGCTTAGTAACCGCAGTTCAAAACGTAGCAAACGAAGCTGGGTACACTGTTGAAAGCGGTGTAACTAATTCGACTGAAACAACTACAAAGCAACTGCGCGTTATTGCACAGCGTATAAACAGAGAGATTGCAGATGCGTTTCCCTGGCCCAAAATGTACGCTTCCGGCTCAATCACGTTGGTAGCAGGGCAAGCTAGTTATCCGTTGCCCTCTGCCTTCTCGTGGTATCACTATGAAACCTTCTGGAATAGTTCAACACGCTGGCGCATCCTTGGTCCAATGTCTCCACAAGAGTATGCTGAGATTCGTGGATATGGTCTTAACACTACTGTATACCAACGCTTTCAGATTCGTGGATTGAGCAACAACGAGTTGCTTATATCGCCAACTCCTACAGCATCACAGAACGGTAATGTAATTATCTTTGAATATATTGCAGACCGTTGTGTACGTCCTGCAACATGGGCAGCTTCAACTGTATATGCTTCCAATGCGTATACATTTTATAACGGCAACTATTACCAGACTACTGCTGGCGGTACTTCTGGTGCTACTCCTCCAACACATACAAGCGGTTCTGTTTCTGATGGTGGAGTTACTTGGACATATTACAGTGGAGCGTATAGCGATTTTCTTGCTGATACAGACGAGACTGTGTTTAATCAAAAGACACTTGAGCAGGGTATGCTTGAGCGATTTGCTGAGATTCATGGACTTAGTACAGTGCAACCTCGATACCTTGTTCAGATGAACGAGGACTACTCACGACAACAAGTTAGCAAGATTATTTATGCTGGTGGTCATACTAGAGCAGAACTGTTTGCTCGTGCTGGCACCGCAGTATTTGGAACGTGGACATAGTTATGCCGATGCAAGGAACACCACCGCCAGCTAGAGGAATGGGACCACAGGATTACTACAATACCTTAGTGTCTCAAGGTATGCGTCCGTATGATGCTTATCAGGCTGTACAAGCTAACTTTGGACCGCCAAAGACTCCACAACAGCAAGCTGAAAGCCAAGCATCAGCAGAACAAGGTGCTGCACTAGCACAAACTGGCGGCATGATTGCTGGTCTTATTGGTACTCGCTATGTGATGAACAATGCTGGCACTTGGATTGATAAGTTAAGTGGAAAGCCAGCAACGCCAGAAGTAGTTGGAGCAATTAGAAGAACTATACCTTCAACTGGAGCAACTGTTGGTACAACTGCACCAGCAACCCCAACAGCGGTATCAGCTAAAACTGTTACAATTGATACTCCTGCTGGAAAACAAACTGTGCCAGAAACAATCGCTAATGATAAAGAGTTTCTTGGTTCAGTAAATTGGGACCAAATTGGCACTGGTGCCATGACTCTCCTTTCTGCTTATCAAGCATACAAATCATATAAATCAGGAGATAAAGTTGGCGCTGGAATTAGTGGCGCAACTGCCGCTACTGGTGCTGCTAGTCTTGCTGGTAGTGAAATGGCTGGTGCAGCTATGCCATATCTTGGTGCGGCTGCTGGTGCATATCAAGGTTATCAGACAGCAAAGATGCTTGGTGATACCGCTGCTGGTTCTCAAAGAACTAAGCAAGGAGCAATTGGTGGCGCTGCTTCTGGCGCTATGATTGGTGGAACTGTTGGTTCTGTTGTTCCAGGATTAGGAACAGCTATTGGAGCTGGAATTGGAGCTGTGGTTGGTGGTCTTGCTGGTGCTGCTGGCTCTTGGACTGGCAGCAAAAAAGGCAAAGCACAATTCATGCGAGATAATATTCGTGGAGTGCTTCAAGAAGGTGGCATCCTTGATGATAAGTATCAAGGTACTCTTGCAGATGGTAGCAAATATGATTTTGGCAAAGATGGTAAAACTTTAAAGTGGAAAGAGATTGATAAAGTTGCCGCTGATAATCCTAACTCTTGGAACGCTGCTGTTCCGCTTACTGATGCTCTTGCCACAGCGTATGGATTTGTAGGTCAAAAAGCATCTGACATATCAGCTTGGTACGCTAAAGGAGCTGTAAGCAATGCTAATAATAATCCATTAGTTGCGATTCAAAACGCACAGCACTTTGCTCAACAGCAAGGAATAACTTACGATCAAATCAAAACTAAATTGGATGAGGCTATTGCTGATAACAGAATCAACAAGAGCCAATATGACTATTATATGGGTGGCGCTCAATTACTTACTGCTAATGCGCCAAAGCAACCACAGCAAACGCCTGGCATATCAACTAGACCGCCAGCGCCATTACCACAAGGAACACCAACGACACCTATACCACCACAAGCTAAGCCTGGTAAGGAATCCATTGGTGATGTTTTAAGACGAATTGCAAATAAGAAATAAGGACTATATGGCAGCAAAAGGATCGGCACTTAAAGGAGCATTAGCATCAGCACCACGAGGTGGACGAGTAACCTCATTACCAGTAGGTAAGCCACCAGCGCCAACAGCAGGATTGCAACGCCTATCTCCTGGCGTATATCGCAATCAGCAAGGACAACTTGTTAGTTCATCTGGTGGTGCTTTGCCTGGTCAACGACCACAACAGCGACCACAGCCACAGCAACGACCACAACCTCCATTCCAAGCTATGCCTGGACAACAGCCACAACAACCAACATTCCGACCACCAGCACCACTGCCACAGGATGGACAAGCTATGTACTACACTGGTGGTACTCCTAATTTTAATGAGCTTACTGGAATGTATAATCAACCAGTATTGTCTTATCCTGATCCAATATTGTCTTATCCTGGACAAAACTACTGGAAGTCTATGCAAGGTGGATTTGGGTATGGTGTAGGTGGGCAAAATTTTGTGCCACAACAAGGTATGCAACAAACTGCATCACAAGAAACTCAACAACAGCCACAACCACAAGGAATAATGGCTCCACAAAACCCAATGTATAAAGGAAACATTTACTAATGCCGTTTCAAGGTTACACAATGCCACCTCCATCCTCTGGGTTGGACTTGGTAACTCCTATTGATAACATGGAGCCAACAAGCGCATTGGAACTTGTTAATATCTTTCCTGGAGCTGGCGCTCCAACAGTACGCCTTGGATATTTGCAGTTTGCTGATTTAGGTACTGCATCACCTGTTCAGTTTATGCATGAGTATCCATTACAGGATGGAACAGCTCAACTAATCGCTGCACAAAGTTCAAAACTATATTCAATCAATAGCACTGGCACTGTAACCAATATCAGCAAAGTTGGCGGCTATAATTCTGGTGCGTGGAACAAAGAAATGTTCCGTAACAACTTTTATGTTGCTAACAACAGTGGTTTAGATGTTCCGCAAGTTTATACAGGAACAGGAATAGCCGCAGATATAAGTGCTGGCGGTGGTCCTTCTGGTGGATTAGCAAAACTTTGCAACGTATCTTCTTATCGTTTGCGATTATACTTCATTGAGAAAAACTCAATGTTGATGTGGTATCACACCACTGAAAACACAACCTTTACGTCTGGCAGTCCTACCCTTAAATCTTATGATTTTAGCGGTATATTTAGGCGTGGCGGTTATCTTCTTTTTACTGGTAGCTATACAAATCAGACAGCTCAAACATCGCAAGATTTATTCATGGCTGTATCAAGCCAAGGTGAAATCGTTCTTTATTCTGGATACTCGCCAGACGACCCTAATTGGTCGCTTGTAGCTCATTTCATTATCGGTAAGCCACTTGGTCCAAAAGCATTTGTTCGCATTAATCAAGATGTTTGGATAATTACACAACAAGGTATCGTTCCTGTGTCTGCTTTATTTCAAACAGATCCAGAGCAAGCACTGAACATAGTTAGCTATAAAATAAATCCGCTAATCACACAGTATGCAACTCAAGTTGCTCTAAGCGAGATGTGGAATGGGTTCTTCTATCCAGCAGGACGTAGAGTTTACATTACTCTACCAGACTCAACTTCTACCACTACATTGCTTGTTTATAGTATTGATAGCAAAGCATGGACGCAGTTCTCACTGTATTCAGCAGAGCACAGCATAGCTTCATGCAAGTATAATGATTTGCCATTCTACGGTTCAAATACTGGCAAGATTTATCAAGGCGAAACTGGATATGCTGACGCTGTAGTTGGCACTGGTTCTGGCGAGTCTATAGCGTTTCAAGCTCGATGTGCGTTTTCGTTTTATGGCAGCAGAGGTAACTATAAAGCCTTCAAAGATATACGACCGCTAATGAAGGCAAAGCGAGGATTAACGCTTAACCTTGGCTTGGACACGGACTTTAAACGGCAAGCGGTTGTCACTTCAGTTACTACACCTATTAGTCTATTTACAGCTTGGGGAACTGTTTGGGGTGTTGGCGCTGGCACTATTAATCCATATACGGGATTGCCATTAGCCACTGTTTATACTCCTTGGTCGGCTGATGTTGATTATATTTTTGACCGTTTTGCAGCAGCAGGACAAGGACATTGTGCGGCTATTCGATTTGGTGGAAGCATTAAAAATTCACCATGCCAATTTATTGGCTTTGAAGTACGTTATGATTTAGGTGGGCAGGTATAATATGGCAGCTAAAAAGACTACTAAACCAGCAGGTGGCGCATTAACTAAGACTCCTAGCAAGCCAAAGGTTGATCCAACTGCGGCTAAGACTCAAGCTAGAGAACTATATCTTTCTACAGTTCGCAATCTTGGAAACCTAACGGTTGGATCTCCTGAATATAATGCGGCAATTGCTACTGTTAAAAAAACTGGTAAGCAACTTGGATACAATGACAATCGTATAACAACAGCTATCAACAAGTATCAACAGCGTGGAACGCCTGGTGCTACGCCTGGAACACCTGAATCAGCATTTAGAGGATTGCCATTTGAAGGACAAGTTCAGGAAGTTGGCTCTGATGCTCTCGCATATCAAAATGAGGCATGGCGACAAGAACAGCAACGCCTTGCACAAGGTATGCCAGATTTCTCAAGCCAACTTGAGTCAGCTCGTCAAAACGTAATGGGTCAGTTTGAGCGCACAATGGGACCAGAGTTTGAGCGCCAACAGATGGAACTTCGTCAGCGCATGGCAGAGCAAGGAATAGATCCTAACAGTGGTGCGTATCAAGCTCAAATGAAGATGCTTAATGATGCTCAAAATAATGCTAGGCAAAACGCAATGAGCCAAGCATTTACACAAGGAGCTGATTATCAGCAGCAAGGATTTACACAGAATATAGCTAGCCGCACATTACCATTCCAACTTTTCCAAATGGGATCTGAGCCTTGGAAGCTTAGTTATGCTGCTCAACAAGAAGCAAAACAAGCTGAGTTAAATCGTCAAGCTCAAGAGCGTATAGCTAAATCAAGCGGAGGATCTGCTCTTGGTGTAGCGCAATTAAATAGACAAACAGCATTGGATGTAGCTGCAATGCAAAATATGGGACAATATGGACAACAACCACGACCCAATCCTTGGAGCAGCGCAGCTCAAGGAATTGGAACTGGCGTTGGTCTTGGTGCTGCCAATGCTTTTTTGAAATAGGATTCACAATGGCAGATGCAACAACACCTACTACTCTTGGTAATGCTCTTAGCGGATTGCGTATCACTGGCGCTGAAAATCCTTATGGCATAGCACTACTTGGATTAACTCAAGCAGCTCCATCGCTATATAATCCTTATGGTAAGCCAGGAGCTAACTTTGGTATTGCATTGGGTCAAGCATTGCTTTCTGGATTGCTTGGTTATCAGGCTAAAAAGCAAGCCACAGAAGAATCAATTCAAGCCTCAGACTTGGCTACACAGTTGATTGCTAAACCAGCAGCAGAGCGAGCAACATTCCTAAAAGCATTACAACAGCAAGACACGCCAACCAACGTAATGAGTAGGTTGACTGATATTAGTCCTATTTTGTTACAGAGCGAACTTGCAGCTAAAGCTGAACAAGCAGCAGCACGAAAAAAACTAGAACAAGATATAGCACTAGAGTATGTGAAGCAAACTGGTCAACTTCCTACTGGATTTGAGAGTTTGCAGCCATTAGCTACTCCAACAACTACTGCTGGCGAGATTCCTTTAACTCCTAAAGAACAGCGAGAAATCAATGTTTATAAAGCAAAGGAAACTGCTGCTGAAGAAATTAAAAAACCACAGCGTCAATTTGAAAGAGCTAAAGAAGTTCAATCAACTCGCCGCACTTTAGAAGATGATCCAATTACTAAAGCGTATGCTGAAGGCAAGGCAGCTTTGCGTTCAGCTCGTGAACTCGCACAAAAGGATTCGGTGACAGCCACCATAGCATTAAAGAAGATTGCAGAACGAGGATTTAATCCAGGCAATCAAGTTACCATGCAAGAGTTAAGAGCATACGAATCTGTAATGCCAATCCTAGATCGTTATAGAACTTGGATTGAATCAAAAGCTACTGGTGCAAGTGATTTGACTCCTACCGCTAGAGCAGAGTTAGTTGATGCGGTTGAAACTGTCGTTAATAATTTAGGTAGATCGTACAACGAAAAAGTCCAAACCAACTTTGACTTTGTTAAAAAGCAAGGATGGACTAACGATATTAAGGATGTTGCGCCATTAAATCTCCATGTTCCCAAAGCTCAAGCGATTGAAGGATTGAAAGCTATAGAACAAAGACTTCTTCAAGATAAGCAACTTACTGCTGGTGGTGGAGTTGGTATGTCACCTGCTACTAAAGCTGCACTTAAATCAGAGTATGAAAGATTAAAAGGACAGCTCTAATGGCAACTCTTGATGAACTCTTAGCGCAAGCAGACCAAGAGTTAGGATCTCAACTTAAAGCGGCTCCAACTCCTGTTGCTCAACCTGTTGCTGTTACAGAAGTTCCTTCTGCTGGATTAGGAGAGCTATTGTCATCGTATGGTGGAGGATTAAAGCAAGGCATACTTGATTTACCAGCAAACATATATGACTTTGCAAGCACCATTGGTAAATATGCAACTCCTATTGGTCCTTCATTAGCATTACTAGAAGAACAAGCTGCGCAAAAGCAAAGTGGGTTGTCTCCATTGGCTTATGGATTGCAAAGAGCTGAGAAAGGATTTGAAACAGTAGGTCGTGGCGCTGCACAAATAGTTGGTGGTGCTGCTGGTATGCCTCTTGGTCCTGCTGGCATGGCTGCTGGTGCTGGTCTTGCTGATGTAGGATTCACTTCGCTTGTTGATTTACTTTCTGGTAGAGAACAAACACCATTAACAGAAAAAGCATATCAAGCTGGTTATGGCGCTGGTGGGGCAATAGGTGGTGAGGGCATTGCAAGAGTCGCTCCTTCTGCGATTGTAAAAGGAAAAGAACTTGCTGGAACTAAGATTCGTGAAGCTCTTGGACCACAAACACAGCAAGCAGCATTAGCAGAACTTGGCAAACAAGAACTAATACGAAAAGCATACCCAGAAGCAATCCTCGCAGAGCGTCTTAAAGAGATTAAGAAAGAACCAATACAAGTACAAACCAGTGCTGAATTATATCCTACTGGTGCTGGTGCATTGATTGAAAAAGCTATTGCTGCACAACCTGAGTTTCAAATTCCGTATGGTGAGTTACGAGCCGCTGCTGAAGTTAAGGGTCCAGAGTTTTTGCTTGAGCAACTACGACCAACTCAAAAACTTATAGAAGCTCCAGAGACTCTTGGAGCTTATGAACTTGGAGCATTGAAAAAAGAAGCTCTTACCAAAGCTGATGAAGCTCTACAAACAAAACTTGAGGAACTTTATGCTCCAATAGACACTAAGTATACAATTACTAAGTGGGGTCCAGCTAAATCAAACATAACCAAAGCTATTGAAAAGTATGGTGGTGGCGAGCGTTATATAACTGGCGATTTTAAGACTCTTATTGATGACATTCGAGAATCAAAAGAGTTTAAGGTAGGACAACTTCAAACACTTCGCTCCAAGGCATTGCGATTTGAGCGAGAGTTTAGAGATGTTGGGGATAGAGGACTAGCCGCTGTAGCTGGAACTGTTGGCGAGCAGTTAAAGAATCTTATTGAGAAAACACCAACTGGCGCTAAAGATTGGAAAGCTGCGAATGAAGCTGCTGCACCATTGCTTAAATTGCGCAACGAAGGACCATTAGGCGGTATACTGCTTGATAGAAACCTTACCAATGAACAGTTGCTATCAAAAGTATCAGCAAGTAAATCTTCAGTTAAGCAATACAAAGATTTGATTGGAGAAGAACCAGCAGGTATTGCTGCACTTCAAACTTATTTTATTAACGAGATTCAAGCTAAAACTCCTGCTGCGAGAGCTGCATATATCAGACAAAAGAAAGGAGCATTACAAGAAGCATTTGGCGGTGACTTTGAAACGCTTGATGCTATGCAGCAACAGCAAAGACGTTATGCTGAATTGGTAAGATTAGGAACTCCGTTGCGTGGTTCTCAGACAGCGCCACTTGCTACATTATCTCCAAAGATAGGAGAACTTGTTGCTGGCAAAGTACCACAATCAACAGCACAATTAGCTGCAAGTTCTATAGGAAAAGGTCTTGCTGGTGCTTTAATTGGACACACTATACTTCCTGGTGGCGTTGGTGAATTACTTGGCTATCAAATAGCTCAGAAACTTGAGACTCCATTTACTCGTTCGCAGCGACTTCAAAAGCAAGCTCTATACGACATCGCTACTAATCCAGCAAAAGCTATAGAAGCACAAAAACTAGCTAGAGCGTTGATTGCTAAAGAGGGAGTTCCAATAACATCACCAGTAACAAGTGAGGGATTGCGTTCTGCTGCTGATGTTCTTAGAGCAAGTGGCGCATTATCAATGGAGCAATCGCCAGCAGTTAGAGCAAATGATGAGCAACAGTTGCTTTCAAACATTGATGCTTTATTTGGCGAAACGTCTTCTCCAATATCTGTTGAAAAGCAAGATGTGAGTGCTTTAATTGCTGAACAACCTCCACTTATCAAAGCTATCATTCAGACTGAATCTGCTGGCAAACCTCAAGCTAAAAGCAATAAAGGTGCTACTGGTTTGATGCAGTTAATGCCAGCGACTGCTAAATCACTTGGCGTAGATCCAACAGATCCAGCGCAGAACATTGAAGGCGGTACACGCTATATCAATCAGATGATGGATAAGTTTGGCGATGAGAAGTTGGCATTAGCTGCATATAATTGGGGTCCAGCCAATCTGCAACGAGCTATCGCTAGAACGCAGAAGGAAGGATTGAAACCAACTTGGGAAAATATCTTAGAAGTAGCATACGTTCCAGCAGAGACTAGAAAGTATGTAAACAAAGTAATCACAAAGCGTAATCAATTAGAGGCATAGTATGAGCTGGTCAGGTGGAACATACCGCAAAGGAAACTACGGAACTAACGGCTGGACTGGCGATGCTTCGCTAGGTATAGGCATTGAGGCTGGACGCCATGACACGCAGGACGATGATTTTGCAAATGGTATCAATGCTTGTTTGAACAAAGATGGCAGCAACTCTGCTACTGGTAATCTTAACATTGGTGCTAATCGTGTTACTAACATTGCTGCTGGAACCGCTAGAAATGATGCGGCTCAAGTTGGTCAAGTACAAGACAGCGCATTGCATTGGGGTGGAACATCTGGTGGAGCTGCAAATGCTCAAACACTTACGTTGTCACCTGTAGTTACTGCTTATGCGGCTGGACAACGATTCTCATTCTTAGCTGGATTTACAAATACCGCAGCAGCTACATTGAATGTAAATGGAGCAGGAGTAAAAAACATATTCAATGCTGCTACTGGTGCTGCTATTGGCGCTGGTGAAATTGTTTCTGGTCGTGCGTATGAAGTGATTTACGATGGCACGCAATTTCTTTTGCTTAATGATGTAACGCCAATACAGAATGGCGATTACATTTGGCTTGGCACTACAGGTGGAACTGCAACTGCTCAGACGGCATCAGTTACGCCAGCGATAACGGCGTACAAGGCAGGACAAAAATTCAGGATGCTAGTTGGAAGTGGGTTAGGCTCGACAGGTGCCTCCGCTACAGCACACACTTTAAACATCAATGCGATTGGCGCAAAACAAATAGTTAGTAACGATAATTTAAACAGTTCTCCGACTATCGGTTCGTGGGTAGCAGGAGCCATTCTCGAATTGATATATGATGGTACATATTTGCGTATTATTAACAATCCAAGCGGATGGCAAGATTACACACTAACAACTACAAATGTAACAGGCACTGCCCCGAATGTTGTTGCCGCAATCAACGCTATCGAAGTGTCTCGTTTTATAAAAATAGGAAAAATTGTTACTTGGCAAATAGGAGTAAATTTCAATTTAACAGTAGGAGGAGCATCCACTATAAATATAACTCCTCCAGTTAACGCAGCCGCAGGAATCGCATCAACAAACGCGTTTTGGGGTAACGGAGTAACAGTTGATTTCGGTGGTAATCATATTGCTGGACCATATTTTAGTAGTGCATCAAATATGAAAGTTTTTAAAAACATTTTAGCCGGAACACTTTGGACAGCAGGTGCTTCCAATAATTATGTTAGAACCACAGTAGTATACGAAGGTGTTTGATATGAGTTGGCAACAAACAATTCCGGTGTGGGAAGATGTTAGCACAATACAAAACGATATGATTATCGTTTATATAAAACACTGGCGTAAGAACGAATTAGACTCATCGGATTGGACTCAACTCCCTGACGTTGATCTAGCGAATAAGTGGGACTGGGCTACCTATCGACAGGCTCTCCGAGACCTTCCGCAGCAAGGACCAGATCCTAAACTTTGGGTGTTTCCAGTACCTCCGACATGAAGCTCAAACTAGTACGAGTATCAGAGTATAAAGACGCTATGCTTGGCGTGTTATGCCTTGATGCTCGTCCTATGTTTGTTACGCTTGAGGACCGTTGGTTTGATAACGAACCGCAACTAAGTTGTATTCCTGCTGGCAAGTACAAGATTAAGATTCATAACTCGCCTAAGTTTGGACGAGTCTTTCAAGTAATGGATGTCCCAGGACGTAGTCATATATTGATACATGCTGGCAACACTAAGGAGGATACGCACGGATGTATCTTGCTTGGTCTTATGTATGGAACGATAGGCACAGAAACGGCGATTCTTTCCAGCCGTGCAGCTCTCGCTAATTTCATGACTGCTATGAATACTTATAGTGAAGCGGAGCTAGAAATCTGTGACGGAAGGTGATGTTACACAGTTTAGGTATTGGATTGACCTGCTAATCAAAGGCGTGATTGGCGTTGTTATTTCGCTAGTTGGCATGGATTACAGACAAGTAAAGAACTCGCTCAAAGAGTTAGAGCAAAGCAAGTATCAGCTTACTATGCACGTTGAAGTAATGCAGCATGAGGTCAATGGAATTAAGGACCGTTTGGAACGCATCGAGCAAAAGATTGATAGGATACTTGAAAAATGAGAGTGCTTATTGTGCTGTTGGCATTTATAGCCTCTGCACAAGCTCAAGGCGTGAGTTATATCGGACTCTGTAACAGCACTTGGAACTGCGATAAAACTCTCGCTACATGGCATGGCAAGCCTATAACAGTGGGATGGCTTGAAGACTCGTTTGGCAAGAGTTGTGAGTGCGCTAATAAGATACTACAGCAGAGGAAGCGTAAGACCATACGAGTGCATTTAGCGAACGGTCCATGCCTTAGAAACAAGCGATGTCAAAGGCATGATGTGTTCTATGGATACACGATAGTTTCAGCCAATAGAGCAGCAAAGATACCAGAGTCACGATTAAGAAAGCGGCTAGACGTATTAGCCAATAGATTAAAGCAGCGGATTGAGCAGTCTAAAGGTTCGCTAACTTGTTACGTCTCGCCTTGCTTGGAGTGTGACCTCAATGGAACCGCTAGAAAAGCTCTCGTTAGTGCTGTATCTGTTACTTTGCCTAGCTGTGTCATTGTCGATAATCCTCTCAAAACGTCCTGTTTACGAGGTACCATCTGCGAGCGACATGGAACTAATCCTACTCTTAGAAAGCCGTGCATAGCTGATATGGATGGCACTGAAGCTAACTCTATCCTTGACTTAAAACACTTTGCCGCAAAGACTAAACAGTGTGACGTTCGGTTTTACTGGTCGTCATGGATGAACTGCAATTCTGGAAGCTGGAAAACCCCAACCAGCAGGGATTGCAGTCATTCAATTTATACATACGCTAAAGCAGGAAGGCTCGCATGGAACTTGTTATCTTCTCGATAGTCAGACACTTACTAACACTTGCCGCTGGTAGCTTGCTTACCATCGGAGTATCTGAGGCTGATACTCAAAACCTTGCACAAGCCGCAACGCCAGTAGTTTCTGGCGCTGTGCTCTATGGTGTGTCGCAGGTATGGTCACTCAAAGATAAGAAGAAGCGCTAACGACTAAGCCTGTATCGCTTGGTGCGTAACGGGCTTATCTTATCCGCTGCCTCTGAGTACGCTACGCCAGTATTCTCTTTGATGTAGTGTATTATCTTCATGAACTGACCACGATGTTCTGCTTCATCGAAGTGTGCTTTAAATTGCCGTATAGCTTCTTTGCGAATGCTTGCAGCGGCACCGTCTCCATCCTCGTATAGTTGATCTGCAAGGTAGGCTAGGTTGAACTCTGCTGGCTCTTTCTCAAACAGAAACCAACGCAAGCGGTTAAACTCATATATAGCTTTAAGTTGAAACTCGTCTTTTTGGTTTAGACCGTCTGAGTATACGAGATGTGTTGAGCCTGGGTTAATAAGTCTATCAAAGAAATAGCAGTAGTCTTTTAATGCTCGCTCGATAACTGCGAACCAAAGATTGCGTTCTGGCACTTCATAATATTCTTTCTCTTGTTCTATGTTTCCCATGTCGTGCTTCATAACTGATTATTGATGTACTTAGTTATGATTTCGATTGCATCATCAGCCGACCAACAAATCACAGCGTAGTTGCCCACAGCGTTTAGCTTGCGGAGTATGTCCATCTGTTCAGGACTTGCACGGTTTGGCTTAACCTTCATTTCGATGAACAGAGCGTTGAACTTGTCGTTGCCTACAGGCACGCAAATATCGGGCACACCTTTGGTAAGCCCTGCTCGTTTCATTGCAACACGGCGCTGTATAGAGGCTTTACGCTCGTTTGGAATAGCGAACGCCAGCGCATATCCGCTGTGAACGTGCGCCATTGCTCTACAGTAATCAAAAAACGCCGTCTGCTCTTGTTCTTCGGGTCGCCGCAGCGGTCGTTTCTGTCTCACTTTTTCTTCTTTTTAGTTACGCCTTTGATGGTGCCTTTGTTTTCGGAAGCGTAAAAGATTTCATCGCCTTTCTTCTTGCCGTAAAACTTCTCCATTGCGCTACGAATCTTGAGTCCTTTTTTGTTCAGCGGCATGTAGTAGTTCTCCTAGAGTTGGTTTGTTACCCATATCGATTATAACAGCGGGATGGCTCAATCCGTAGCCCTCTTTGAACCCACAACTATACGCACGGTAAAGCTGAACCATTGTTTGCTCGTCAACGCCTGGGAACATCGAGGCTGGGAACCGCTTCTGTATTATCTCGTCCAGATTCACCTTTGTCATACCATTTCCAATTTTCTAAACACGCTATAAAGCCAGCGAGAAAGGCGTCAAACTCTTTGCCGTATTGTCCAAGAGGTAACGAGTCAACGTATTCTTTAGCTAGTTCCTCTGCTGATTTTCTCATGTGCGCTCCATGTAAATCCCTGGACCACACATTAGAGACACCTCGACTGACTCGCAGGACAATACATTCTCTAAAATAATCCGTGCTAGTTCTTCTGGAGGCGAGTCATAGAAAGTATCAACCAGAGCACGAAGGTCGGGTCGAGACTCGTACTTATGCTTAAAATCATCGTTCTCTCGGATAGTTAGCCGTACTTGCCACTTGCCGTCAGTAATAGTGTGGAGGCTGTAAATCTTCATAGCACCACCTCGATAAGCTCAGGGTTTAGGTCTGATTGTGGTACTGCCCAATATGGATTATTGATTGGGTTTCCTTCTTTGTCTTTATCAATCCAGTAGCGGTCTTGTTTGCAATCATTACCGTATATCCAACCAACTATTTTCAAATCTGGATACATTCCGACTACGAAATAATATCTGGCGTCATCCTTATCGTTTAACCGTATTGGCATTCGAGCCTTTGGATTAGTGCTAGACCTAACCTCGATGTTTCTACCAACGTCAGCTAAAGCACGGTTAGAACTGCTTACGTTGCAGTATAAACCCAATGCCTTGGCTACTGTTGCTTCTGCTATAGCTCCATGAATATCTGTAGCAAATTCATCCCTTATCCCACCACCAGGGTTGTTTTTTGCGTTCCTCTGTATGGCTCTAAATCGTCGCTGTAATCCTGCTACCGCAGCGTTAAAGGCTTCTCCATGCTCAAGTCTAAATCGTGTCATAGTCGTCTCCAAGTAATCTAAAAGGGTATGTCGTCCTCTACAATCTCTTTCACGATTGCTGCGACTTTGGGATGCGGAGGACGTGTATCAACCTGTGATACAGGTTCGCCAAATTCTTCGTGTGCCCAGGTTGTAGCCTGTTTGATGAGGTCAGCAAGAATGGCTAGGTCGTTTGGGAAGAACGTCTTAGTTTCTTGCCACTCGTTTGCATCTTTGGGCTTGTATGTTTTGCGGATGGTAAAGCTGATGCCGCCGTTCTTTGTACTCCATGCAGCGATGTCGATGCCTTTGTTTTTCCAGCTTTGTAATGGTCGTGCCATGCAATTCCTCATTGATTATTAAACAATAAGTTCATATCATCCATGACTATGGAAGACAATACAAAACAATTAGAACCTTATGTCGACTTACACAAAGTGATCGAACATTTTAAGGTAGGAAGACCAATGATTGAAATACTGATTCGTCAGGGTATGCCGATGTTACGGATTAGAAAATCCAGACGTTTCAAATTAAGTGAAATTGAAGAATGGCTGAAGAATAGAAACAAGGAATGAAAAAGCTACTCTCCTTTTGTTGCTTGGCTAGAGCAGAGAGTAGCTTTTGATAATTGTATGACTTACTATGCGTGAAAATAACAAAAAACATAGAATGGGTCTAGTCGATTTTGCACTAGTCGACCAAGGACTATCTCATCTTGAAGCACTAATTTACCAATACGTTGATCGTTTTCAAAAAAACAAGCGTCCATGTTTTGCCAGCATCCCACACATAGCAGCAGAACTTAGACTGCCAGAGCGCAGTACGCAGAGATATATAAGACATCTTATTGAACTTGGATTTCTTCGTGAAACAGTTCGTGGCAGAGGTCGCTATCTTAATACCACTAATGCCAAAACAGCATCTATTGACGCCAAATTGGCATCTGTGATTGACGCCAAACCTGCACACGACCAACGCCAAATTGGCATACTACCAATAGAAGTACCAATAAAAGTATTACCATTAAAAGATACCAATACAGATCCAGAACCAAACTTAGAAAGAATCAATGAAGCTGCTAAGAAGTTCGGATTGAAGAAGCGGTTTTGAGATGATACCGTTACTGCGTCATGGTCTTTCCATGTCTCCAAGAAAACGCAGCTAGTCACTGAGTTTTAACCCTGCACTGAATTAGGAGCGACATGGATGTGTCGCACGACCTTGGTTCAATGCAGGGTATTTTTTTGGCTGGCTAGGTAGGACTCGAACCTACGACATGACGGTTAACAGCCGTCTGTTCTACCAACTGAACTACTAGCCAGTTTGTTATTCTTTATGGTCCCTAACTGCTTCTGCTAAATTATTTATTGC